AGATGGCGGGGCTGGAGCGCGTGAACTTGGCGATCGGCGCCTGCCAGGCCAGCGTGCCCTTGTCGGCATCAATGGCGTAGAGGAAGCCATCCCAGGATGCCACAAAGACCCGGCCAGCGGCGAGGGGTTAGACGACAAGGAAATTGATGACGCCCGATACAAAAGGAGTTTGAACATTGATTTGAGGGATACGCCGCAAAATTATATACGGATCGTCCGGGACAGCGGCCAAGAGCCGGAAAACTACGACCCATATCCAAGAACAAAAAAAGAAGTTGAGGAAATGAACGACCGGGCGCGGGATTGAGCGGCGCAGGTCAAAGCGGCGAAGGGAAAGACCTTTTACAACTCTCTCCAAGTTCGGGGAGTATTGAGGAACAAAATAATTGCAGTGATATTTGCGTGGTTCACTGAAACTGCCTAACTGCGAGGGGCTTTGGCGATTTCCTACTTGCAGTCCCATTATGCCTTTTCGCCGGCCTCTGCTGGCGATCACGGCGGGGGTGCAAATAGGCGGTTTCAATGAGCTACGCAATAGCTCTGCCGGAAGGCGTCAGCTTTCCGTGATAATCCGTCCAATTTGGTTTCGGCATTTTTCCAAAACGGGCGTGTAATATAATTCAATGCCAGAAGAAAACAACAACGCCGCCGGTCAGGGCGCGGATAATTCCGCCGCCGATGACGCAGGCGAGAACAAACAGGGCGCGGGCGCTGATAATCAGTCCGTGGACAACGCCGGAGCAGGGGACGCCGGCGATGACAAGGGAGGTGCAGGGGAGGGCGAAAATAAAGATACCCAAAAAGGTAATGATAAAAACGCCAAAGCCCCCGCAAAAAGCAAAGATACCCAATTTGACGATGATGGTGTAGAGCCAGCCACGCGCAAAGCAATGTCGCCAAAAGACTTTATCATCCAGCGCCAACAGCGCAAGATTGCCAAAATGCAACAGCACAAGGCAAAAGATGACGCCGGGGGCGATGATGAGGAAGACGATGACGATGAGGTTGCGCCGGAGGACGAGGCTTTGATTACCAAAGTCGTTGCGAAAAAGTTTGCCCCAATCTTTGAAAAAACGCTGGCGGCAGAGGACGAAAGGGACATCGCGGCTTTCTTGAAAGAAAACCCGGATTTCCTGCCGTTTGAAGCCAAAGCCCGGCGTTTCATCGCTCACCCTTCACGGAGGCACTTGCCCGTTGAAAGCGTCTTTTACGAGGTTGCCGGAAAACACCTTTTGAAAATGGGCGCGGAACGCGGCAAGAAAGCCGATGAGGAGGCGAAAGCCACGCAGACCGGCGGCGGTTCAAACCGCGGCGGCGATGGTGGTAAAAAGAGCGACTGGGATATGTCCAAAGAGGAGTTTGAGGCAAAGCAAGAGCGCATACGGCGCAGTCGTGAAAGTTAATTAAGTTTTCTACAAAAATGTCTAATACAACCCGAACGCAAATCCCGGTGGAAGTGAATAATTTTTATGATCGCACCCTGCTTGAAAGAGCGGTCAGCAATTTTGTTCATACCCGCTGGGCGCAGGTTAGGGACTTGCCGAGCAAACCCGGAACGAATGTAATTAAGTTTCGGCGCTATGGCAACCTAACTGCCGCGACTACCGCATTGTCGGAAGGTATCACCCCGACTGGTAGTCAGCTGTCAGTAACCGACATCACCGCGGCCATCGCGCAATACGGCGATTTTATCACCGTTACTGATGTTGTTTCTTACGAAAGCGAGGACGCCTCGCTGATGGAAGCCGCAGAAATTCTGGGCGACCAATGTTCTGATACCATTGACCAGCTTTGCCGTGATGTGATGGCCGCTGGCACAAGTGTTGTGTATTCTGGGACGGGCAATGTTGCGACCGCAGATGTTGCCGCGGGAGATGTTATCTCTTACGGCAACTTGGATACTGTTTGCCTGAACCTGAAAAACAACAAAGCGAAAGCCGTTACCCGGCAAATCAATGCCTCAACCGGATATGCGACATCGCCTATCCCGGCCTCCTTCATCGGCATAATCCACCCGGAAATTACCGCGAAAGTGGCAACTTTCACTGGTTGGACGCCGGTTGAAAAATACAGCTCTCAACAGGGCGTAATGGAGGGCGAGGTTGGCTCTTACAGCGCAAATGGCAGTAAAATTCGCTTCATTGAAACGCCGAACGCGAAAATTAAGACTGCCAGCGGCACAGGGGGCATTGATGTTTATTGCACCTTGATTTTCGGCGCTAATGCCTATGGCATTTCCCGCATTTCGGGACAGGCGTTGAAAAACATTGTTAAGCCTCTTGGTTCAGCCGGGACAGCCGACCCGCTGGATCAGCGTGCGACATCTGGCTGGAAAATCACTTTTGTTGCTAAAATCCTGAACGAGAACTTTATTTACAGGGTTGAAAGCGCGAAGGTATAACCTGCCGCAAGGAAGTCGCCCGCCAAAGCCAAATAACCAAAAAGGAAACTCAAATGAGCAAAGAAAAAAAAGTTAATCCTCTTGCGCAAGACGATGGCCAAGAAGCCAACGAACCGCAAGGGAAAGAAGGGGCGGAAGCCAAACCTGTTGCCGCGCAAACCGCGACAACCGGGCAGGTAGCCGCTAAAACTCCTGCCAAGACGAATACTGACATCAGCCGCGAAAAGCTGGCGCAATGTCCGCAGGTTGATTGCCTTGTGCCGGTCATTCCGGGCGAAAACCCGAAAATACCGGAGGAGGTAAATATCAATGGCGTCAAATTCGTCCTGAAAAAAGGAGTGGTGCAAAAAGTCCCTCTACCAGTCGCCAAGATCATTGCCGAAAAATATCGTATCCAAATGGAAGCCGGACACGAGGCAAGGATTGACCGCGAAAAAGAGGGACTGGACGAAGCATTAAGTTAATTGTGGAAACGCTAATCTACAATGGCTAAATCTATTTCAACTTCTTTCACGCTGTCGGACGCTTCAATGAGGAGCGCCTTGGCTGAAATTCAAGGCGGTCTTGTTGATCGTGTGTTGACCAGTGCAGGGTTGGCAATCGGGACTGGTTCAAAAAAGAAAGTCAAGATTGTCAATGACACCTATTGTTATGTGAACGGCACTCTGGTAAAGATTGCCGCCGCAACCGAGGTTACGCTGTCGGGAACTGTTACCAATGCGAAAACCAATGTGTATGTGCTGACTGTTGATAGCGCCGGGACTGTAACGGCGACAATGGGAACAGAAGGTGCGGCGCTTGGCAATGTGGTAATGCCCGCTGTCCCGGCTGACGAGGCAATGGTTGGTTTTGTGATCGTTGCTCCGTCCGGGACTGGAAACTTTGTTGGCGCGACAACCGATTTGGACGATGCCACAGTCGTCCCGAACGCGGTATATGTCAATGCCAATATGGGCTTCAACCCGAACATTCTTGCTATCTAAAAGCAAGGTGAAAATCGCCAAATTGTAAGCTAAAACAATGACACCCGTAAATTTCGCAAAACTGGTTCGCCTTTATACCAAGACCAACTCAACGACTTTCACTGACGCCGATATTTTGGTGCTGGCAAACATTTTCAAAGATGATATTGCCGCGCAAATAGGCAAGGAGGTTGGCGAGGATTATTTCGGGTTGCGGTATGAGCGCAATCTGGTAGCGAACCAGCGGGAATACGACTTGCCGGCGGAAATGATGGGCAGGATAAAATATCTTGAAGCCAAGCTCGATGGCACAAATTGGGAGCGGCTGAAAGAAACTGACCTGACCATTTACGACAGGACAAGCGATGAGGACACGATTGAGCTTGCCTACGCGGACAAAGACCCGGAATTTGATATGTTTGACCAGTCAATTTTTATTCTGTCCGGGGACGCAATCATTGCGGTAACGAACGGATTAAAATTGTGGTGCATTATCTATCCGGCGGATTTTTCCAGCTTGTCGGGTTCAGATGATATGTCCACGCCGCCTGACGATTATTCGCACGGCTTCCCGCGCCAATTCCACGAATTATTGGCTCGGCGCGTGTCAATCGCTTACAAGTCAAGCAAGGATCGTCCCATACCGCTATCCGAAAAGGAAAAGCTGTATGAGGTTGATTTGTCGGCGGCAATCAACACGATGAAGGACGCAAACCTTGATCGTTCGGTCGTGCCGTCAATGCCTGAATATGACGGGGCGGATTATTAACCCCGCTATTAAGTAAAT